TAGCAACATTTAATGGTACTGTAATTTGTTCTTGTGCTACTTTGGAAGTAGATGACATACCCATAATTTTTTATTCTTCAGAACTACGAACATCCTTTTCAAATGGTGCGTCTTCACTAAACTTACAACCTTGTTTCTTCAAATTAATTAAATAACGATTAATTAATTTGATAGGATGAGTTTCTGGTAAGAAATAGATGATATGCAAAATATAATCTGGATCAATACGCTCGTGTTCATTTACTTTTACAGTATTTCTATTGTATAATGATCTACTATGTGCCAATTCAAAAAATACGTCACTAATGGGTGTCACATTCTTACGCTTTACGTTGTGTGTGTCACTTGTTCCAGCAAATGTATATAAGTTACCATTATGATTATGTGCTGAACCTAAATTATGCATGAAATTTTCTTGATCTAATTGAAGAATCCATACAGAATCTACTGATAGTTCAAGAACAAGTCCAATTAATGGCACATTCTTACAAGGTTCTCCATTAAATGGTTTACACAATACAATGGAACCCACACGAATTTGAAAATTACCAGTAGTCATAAAACTCACATTCACATTTCGCCCCTTAAACTTTTCAGTAACAGAATTGATTACTTGTTTTATAGAACTATACTTTTGATTCAATGTATCGATTGAAGTAAATTTCTCAATGATTTCACTTTTAATAGCATCATTACAAGTTGCTAAAATGAATTGTTGATGTTGATTCAAAGCATCACTATAGACCTGAGCGATAATAGGTGAAAACCATTTATCGTTCATAATAATTTTACCATTATCATCGATTCCAAACATTTCTTGAATCACTTTGGGTTCAGCAAATACTTTTTGAAGCATATTAAGAAATTCAACAGGTAAATTAATATCCAATGTAAAAATTTTCATAATAGACAAAAATATTTGTTGCTTTGAAATGATAATGGTTGGAAACAAACTATGAAACATTAAACTCAAAGCCTTAAGAATTTCTGCTGATGTAAAAGCAGAACTAACAGGCATACCAGATTGTTTACTATCTTTTGCTTCATCTAATGAAATTATCTTAGGAGGAGCATTATTACGAAACAACTTCATAATAATAGATATAATGTGATATCCACTACCATCTTTAATAGCATCAATCATATCTTGTTTTGATACACTATCAATTGGTGGTAAAATCATATACCCATTGCTTTTAACAGTCAATAATTTCATTAAATTCTCGCTTGTTTCAGCATCATCTCGAACAGAATTTAGCAATTGTTTTGCTTGAACTGCGTCAGTTCCAGATAATCCTGGTATGATACCACTAATTTTGTCAAGATATTCTGTTTTATCATCTTGATAAAATGATAATAAAACCTTATGCAACAATTGATAAACACGATGTGAAATCAAAATACTCGGGTTTATCTTAATTGTATTTAACATAAAATCTCGAACCCCTGGAATTAATCCATTTGCTTCAAACATATCTGTTAACGTCGATACACCAACATCTTTATGAACCGAACAAATGTCTCCGATACGAATAAATCCTTCTGGAACAGCCAAAGTATACTCAGATTGCCCTGATTTTATTAAATCATATAATTGGCTAGGATTATTAGTTTTTGAAAATTTCAAAAACGTAACTGTAATTGCATTACTACATTTGTTCATAATTTCCAAAAGTTTTTGTGTTAAATTTCTGATTATATTTTCAGATGTAGTACACGCAAATGTCATATAAAAATGGGTAAGCTTATTAAACTTACCTGACTCTGCTGCTTCTTTTATATGATCACTAAATTTATCGTCATCAAAACTTCCATCTCCATGAAAACAAATACATGTAATGTCAGATGTGTTAAGAAGAGCACCTTTTATTTGCAATGAAGATGTAAATTTTGGTGTATTCATATACGCCCGCATAAACTTTTCCAAATTTGTTTGTAAAATAACAAATTCTGTTTTTTCACCAAATTCTGACAGAACCATAGTTCGGCACACATCCAAATCCTTTAGTGCGGCTAAATTTTCTGTGATGTGGCTTTTGGGAGAACTACTACTGTGTTTCGGCCAGTCCATAGATCCTGAACCATCAATAATGAATAAGAATTTATCTTCAGATTTAGAATCTTTGCGGTGTTGTGGTAAAATAATTTTAGCTTTACCACTATCCTGCTGTAAAGAGAGTAGATAAGTATCACTTCCTACACTTGCTGACGCCATCTTAGAAAAGGTAAATAAAACTTTTCAAATGAATAGTTTATGTAATTTCTATATTAATTTTTATATTTTTCAATTTTTTTTTTATTTTTTTATTTTTTCTGTTTTTTTCATTTATTATTTTCATTTATTATTTTCATTTATTATTTTCATTTATTATTTTCATTTATTATTTTAATTTATTATTTTCATTTATTATTTTAATTTATTATATCTAATTTCTATTACCAAAATTATTAAATGATTGTAATAATGGATTAAGTTGACTAACAAATTGATTAACACTATTATTAATTTGTCTATTAATTTCTTCTGAATTTATTCTTGGAGATGCGTTAGAGTTAGGAACTCGTTGATGAATAAAATTATTTATAAAAGGAGTGCTCATAGATACAAATGTATTAATATCGTGTAAAATTGGCTCAGTATTAATAATTGGTTCAGTTGTATTATTATTTGTATTATTAATTTGTGCTTGAGTTGTATTTTCTACATCTTCGTAATCTTCACCTTCTTCATAGTCTTCTTCCTCTTCCCCCTCTTCATAGTCTTCTTCCCCCTCTTCATAGTCTTCTTCTCCCTCTTCATAGTCTTCTTCTCCCACATCGCCTTCTTCACTATTATCAGTATTATTATATTCACTATTATCAGTATTATTATTATTATCATTATTACTATCATTTGATATAGTAATATTTAATAAATCATAACGACAAAAAGGACACGTTGTATGATTATCTAACCAAGTATCAATACAATTAATATGAAAAAAATGATTACAATTATGAATAACACGACAAATACTAGTATCTATAAAAGTCAATTGACAAATTGAACACATATCATTCATATTCCTTTCATTATTATTATTTGTTTCATTATTTGTTTCATTATTAGTATTATTATTTAAAATATCACAATATCTAGAAACATTTGTTATTAAATTGATATTAGATAATGGAATTCCTTCTTCTTCATATGTAAAATCATTATTACTAGTTGATGTTATTGTTCCTACATATCCTTGTCCTATTGTTCCAAAACCATTATTTATTTCAAAATTATATTCTATATTTGGTATATCTGACATATCTGGTATATCATTTATAACATCATTTAAAATAGTATTTATATTTAAATTTGAAGTATTAGTAAAAGGTAAATTAGAACTAAAAGTATTTCTAAATACATTACTATTTGATGTAGAATTTGTAGTTTGTGTAGGTATAGGTATAGTATATAAATTATTTCTATTCATAGGAAAACGTGGTTCGGTAGGAAAAGTATATGGAATTGGGGTAGGAATAATTGGTCTTCTTATATTAATATTAATAGGGTCATTATTAGTATTCGGTGTATTAGTATTCATATTCGTCGTATTAGTATTAGGTATAGAATTAAATAAATTATATCTATAATTCATTGGATTTGGATTCGTAAATAAACTATTAGTTTGATTATTTTGATTGTTATCATAATAATTATTATTAAATCTATACTGATGTTGAGGATAATTATATATTTCTCTATATAAATGATATGGAATATAATGTCTTTCTAAAATAACACAATTTTCAGCAGGATTATTTATGGAATTATTGGTATTATTTGGAACACTATTAGTAGTAAAAGTATTCATTTTATAAATTATTATATTTTTATGTATTTTATGTTTTATAATATAAAATATTTATAGTTTTAACTTATTAATTTTAGTAATTAATAAATATAAAACTATTAAGAATAAATTATAAAATAAATTAATAAAAAATTGATTTATAAGTTAAATAATTTTTAATATTATATTATTAATAATTACTAATATTTAGAATTAATATATTTATAAAATGAATAAATGTAGAGGAATTATTAATCCTGGAAATTATTGTTATTTAAATTCGGCATTACAATGTTTAGCATCTAGTCCTTTTATTTTAAAGTTTATAAATGAATACATTGGACATGATAATGATATTATTAATACTATAAAAAAATATAATCTAAGCACATTTAAAGTAAATCAAATAAATTTAGAGGCTGATAAATTATTAAAGAATAAAGATACTTTAACAATTCCTAAAAAAGATATAGAAATATTAAACTATATAAGTAAAAATAGTTATCTTTTATTTCTCTATTTAGTATTTAAAGAAATAATAGTTAATTTAAATAACAATAATCCTCAAGTAGTAAATAATAAACAATTTATTACTATTAATAAAGAAATATCTGAACATTTTAATTTTGAAGAATTATTTAATGGCGATCAAAATGATCCTCATGAATTAATAGTATATTTACTTGATAAAATCCACGAGTCAAAAAAAATAGCAATAAATATAGAACTTAATACTAATAAAGATTTAGATGAATATACTAAACTATATTTAAAAAATTATAAACAACTATATGAAAATAATTATTCACTATTTGTAAAAAATTTTTATTATCAAATATTATCTTGTATTCAATGTAATAAATGTAAAACGATTACAAATAATATATCACCTAGTGATATTTTATGTATATCTATACCAGATACTTTAATTACTAAAAAAAATAGTCCTCTAGACCATTCTTTACCAAACAAAGAAATATCTATTTATGATTGTTTAAATAATATGTTTAAAATTGAATCAATAGATTACAAATGTGAAAACTGTGAAAATGTGAAAAATAATAAAATAGAAAAAAAAATTATGAATATACCAAAAACATTAATAATGAAAATAAAAAAATACTATAATATTGACAATAGAATGATTAAAAATAATCAAGCCATTAAATATCCACCTATATTAGATATTCAACCTTATATTATTGGAAATGAAAGTGTAAAATATGAACTATATGCTATTATAAATCACGTAGGATCAATAAACTCAGGACATTACTATTCTTATGTAAAAAAATACAATACTAAAACTAATACATTTTTCAATCAATGGAATTGTTGTAATGATTCTAATGTTTCAACAATTACAAATGAAGAAGCATTAAATTCAGAAAATGTTTATATGTTATTTTATCATTATATTGATAATTAATTATATTTATTTCATTTATTTTTATTTCATTTCTATTTTATTTTCTATTTTATTTTTTCATTTCTATTTTATTTCTATTTTATTTTTTCATTTCTATTTTATTTCTATTTTATTTTTTCATTTATTTTTAAAAAATAAAATCTATGTCTAAATTAAAATATAATTAAAATATAGTTAATAAATAATTATATAATAAATAATTATCTAAAATAATATTTAATAAAATAATATTTAATTATAAATAAAAAATGTATCCTCAATTAACTGGAGAACCTAATTTTATCTTAATAGGTGTTGCTGCTGTTTTTGGTTTAATAATAATTGTATTAATGTATTATAGTATTTCTTTTAAAAATGAAAGACTTGCTAGAATGCCTGTTAAAAAACAAGTCGCTCAAGTAAAAAATGAAAAAATAATGAATACTCTTCCCGTTGCTGTTGATAATCAAGGTTATTATTCAGCAGTTGATGCTGCTACACAATCATCTACCTCTAATGATAAAGTAAGCAATTCTAATATGAAACAAGTATTTAATGTAAGAGAAAATATTTATACTCTAGATGATGCCCCTGCTGTATGTGGTGCTTTAGGTGCTGATTTAGCATCTATAAAACAATTAATTGAAGCACATAAAAATGGTGCTGACTGGTGTAATGTAGGTTGGACTAAAGATGGGTTAGCTGCTTATCCTATACAATACTCTACTTGGAAAACTCTTCAAGACAATAATCCTAATAAACGTAATATGTGCGGTAAGCCAGGTATTAACTTAAGTCGTAATGACCCTAATCTTTTATATGGTGTTAATTGTTATGGTGTTAAACCAGATCCTAAAGGTAATGAAATTGTAAAAGATGTTATAATGAGTGATAAACAAAGAGAATTACAAAAGAAAATTAGTGAATTCCAAAAAAATGTTAATTCTATTGGTATTTCTCCATTTACTCCTAAAAAATGGAGTGCTTAAATAAATTTTTTTATAAAATAGTTATATTATTATGATTTATTATGTTTCACTTTAGATTTAGTTTTTTTTTTCAACTTTAATGATTTTTTTTTAGTTGTTTTAGGTTTTAAACCACAATTACAGTTTTTTTTAGTAAATGTTAAATTTGCCATCGTTATTAATTTTTTCATTTTATCAAGTGTTTTATAGTATTATGTATTATTTATTACTTATATTTTAATAATTATAAAAATCTTAAAACTTAAAAAATTAAATAAAAAATGTATTATACATCAATCAAATGTATTATACATCAATTATTTTTTCAGTATCTTTATTAATAATTATATATTTTTTAATAAATTGATAAAAATAACTAAACATATTTTGATTATTTACATTTTCATTTGTGTCATTAAACATATTAATACCATTTTCCAATGCATCATCATTCATTTTATTAAATAAATTTATAAATGGTGTCATATCACTTGTATCATTATTCATTTTACAAAAAATAAATTATTATTTTTATAGCATAATTAATTTATATATCTATAATGATATTATGTTTAAACCGCATAAATACAAATATAATATAAAAAATTAAAAAATAATAGTAAAAAATTAAAAATGTATTACTTTATTTATTATAATAATAATCTTTTTTATTACTTAATAAATACATTAAACTAATAAATTTACCTAATAAGGCACGCTCGTTTGTTTTTAATACAAAATTATTATATCTAACCCATTTCATTAATAGTTCAAATAATTTAACACAATAATCATAATGATAATAATTATCATCTATTTTATAAGTTAGCCATTTCATACAATATTTTTTATTATAAATATTAATGTGTCTAGGTTGAATACAAAAATCAGGATTGTATAATACAGTATCTGTATTATATATATTATCAATATTATTTACAGTAGTAGTATTTGGTGATACATTATAGGTTTTTTCAATAGTGTATTTATATCTATTTTGTTTATCTTCTTTTAATTTTTGTTTATAATTATACTCGTCAATTAATTCTTGTTCCTTGGATTTATTATTTATATTATTTGTATTTGTAGTATTATTTAAATTAAAAGGTGTAGTTTTAGTATTATTATTAGTGTCTTGATTTTTAATTTTAGAACTGTATGACATTTTTATTTAGTATTAATAATTTAGTATTAATAATTTAGTATTAATAATTTAGTATTAATAATTTAGTATTAATAATTTAAAATAACCTATAATCCATTTATTAACATTATAGTATAAAATAGATTAAAAAAATATGAAAAAAACGGATATAACTAAGTTTTTAGAAACAACTAAGTTTTTAGAAAAAACTTAACTAAAACTAAGTTTTTAGAAAAAACTTAACTAAAACTAAGTTTAAAAAAATTAACTATAAATAAAAATAATTTTCTAATTCTGGTAGCCTTTAGGCTACCTAGCGTTTAGTTAAGTTTTGGTAAAACTTAAAAAATTAACTATAAATAAAAATAATTTTCTAATTCTGGTAGCCTTTAGGCTACCTAGCGTTTAGTTAAGTTTTGGTAAAACTTAAAAACTTAGTTTGTAAAAGCCAAACCCGCCATACCACTCATAATACGTAATACATTATAATTAGTAGCATAAATACGACATTTTGCTGTATCAGCACTAGCATCGTGTTTTACATAAGTGCTTGCTGTAATTGTTAATAATAACTGACCTATATCAATTCTTGAAAAATTACACGTACCACTTGGTTGATGTTCTTCAGGTTTAAAAGCAAATGAATATACATTAATACCAATAGCGGGGCAATTTTCGTGGCATTCTTGAGGTATAACGGTATTAAAATAACGCCCTTCTCTTTGTGATAAACGGTCGTGTCCATTTAATTGTAATTTTGCTAATGATGTTGGATTTTCTCCAGAATCAAAAACTGGTAATCTAGAATTCCAAGCCTGCGATGACACATTAGATGTTGTTCCAAATAAATCATCAAAATTTAAAGCCGAAATATTTGTTCCTGCCTCACCAAATTTACCAGCAGTTGCTACACTTCCATTTGCGGTTCCACTTAAAGGCATACTAGAATACCAATTACCTACATTAAAAGCAGCAGTTCCAATACCACCACCCAAAGGGTCTTGTGGTGTTCCTGAAAAATAAGTATAATCAATAGCATCTGTAAAATTAAACCATTGTTTACCACCATAATCATTCATTGTTGCTGTATCTATTAAACTATCTTTTTGTATAGTCCATATGACTTCTTTTACTGGATGATTAAAAGCCATTTTTAATTGTTCTACTGTGCTATTTATAGGCATATCACCATTAAATTGTAATTGTTCTATTAAATATTCATGACTTGCTTGGGCGAACCGCCTTCTTTCATCTGTATCTAAATAAATATAATCTACCCATAAACTTACATCTGTTAAATCACCAGGAACTCGTGCTGTTCCAGAAGACCAATAACAATCAGAAACATTGGCTAATTGTAAATTTAATTTAATATCGTGATATTGTAGGGCAATTAAAGGTAAAGCAAGACCAACATTACGATTAAACCAAAAACGTAAAGGAACATATAGAGTAATTGCTTTGGTAGCATCTGTAGATGATTGAACTAATTTAGGAACATTTCCAACCATAGTAGAATAACCTGCTTGATGACCTGATGTTTGTGTCAATTCATTCCAAATGTGTAACCAATGACCATAATGTTTATCTATTTTTTGACCTCCTATTTCTATTTCTGCTTGTTGAACTATAATATGCCCTAACCAATTTAACCAACGAAATTGGTCTGTTCCATTCGCAGAAACACTAGGTAAAGTAATTGTAATATACATACGATGTAATAAATCACCATTACGTGCGATTGTTGCTGAAACACTTTTACCCCAATTTGCTATACCATTAAAAACTTGTTGAATAGGTTCTACTGAAAAATTTGTATGTCTTCTATACACTACTTTAAAAAATGTTATTTGTGGGTTCCCTGTTAAATATATATCTTGAGAACCATACGCAACTAATTGCATTAATCCTCCTCCCATTTTTATTTATGTTTGTTTATATTTTATTATTTATATTTATTAATTATTTATTATTTATGTTTTATTTACAATCTTTTTATTTATTATTTAAATAATTTATTTAAATAAATAGGCTTTTACTACTTTTTAGTAATATTTTATTTTATCATAAATAAACTATATATTTATGTGATAATATCTATAATAATATTTATTTTTTTTATATTTTTTATTTTTATGTAAAAATATTAAATAACTAAATAATTAAATAATTAAATAATTAAATAATTAAAATAAAAAATTAAAAAGTAGTATGCTTAACAAAAATATATTAAAAATAAAATTATAATCTATTAGATTAATTTAATTATTATGATTTGTATTAATTTGTAGTTTTAATGAAGATTTATATACATATGGGTCTACTGTCTCAACAGGTAAGTGTTCGACAAAATCTAAATGATATATTTTAATTTTATTATTTATTTTTTTAAAAATATTATTATTATTATTTTTGTTTTTTGTTTTTTTTATTATTTTATTTAATTGTTCAAATGTAGTTGAAGTTATATATGATATAGTATCATCTAATATAGTTTCTATTTTTTTTATTTTAAATTTTAAATTTCTAGGTAATAAATATTCAAATTCGTCAGCAATACTGGAACTAATTTTTGCTTTCATTTGTTTTTTTTGTATTGAAAACCATGGTATATATATATACGGAATATCTTTTAATCCATTCAAAACATATAAACAACATATAACTTTATTTTTATTTATTTTATTACCCATAAAGTCTTTAGAAACGTCAATATTAGTACTTGATGATGTAAATGAATTAAATATTA